GCTGGTCTGGCCGCAGTCGCAGCGTTGCCTGCTCATGCCGCTGGCTCCAGCGTTGATCTGAGCTCGATTACCGGTGCTGTCTCTTCCGGTGACATCGTGACCGGCGTGCTGGCCATCGGTGCAGTGTTGGCCGTGGTGCATGTGACCGTGAAAGCGGCCAAGCTGGTGATGGCGTTCCTGAAGTCGGCCTAAGGTTCGCCAAGCTGTAATCAGGGACGATGTAGCGCTGCATCGTCCTTTTTTTCGCCTATACGAAAAGGGGGAAGGCGTGAATTACTCGAACTGGTGGTATCTGATCGCATTCGCCTGGGGCATGGTCTGCGCTTGGGCTGTGGTGGTCGGCCTGGAGGCTGCTCAATGAGACGCGCTCACTTCCTCCTATGTGTCGCACTGTGGACGGTATGGCTGGATGCACATAGCGCTAACGTGCCAGTCTCCAAAGTGCAGAATGCGCTTGCCGGTGTGATTCAGGCTAAGGCAGTGTCCAATGGCATTGCGGCTTCTGATCCTCGCTTGGCAAACACCTTAGTACGTTCTTCTTATCCGCTCACGGATGCCGTGGTTAAAGCTACGCAAGCACAAGCTGCCGCTGGCGGGGCTGCTGCCGCATCGAGCACGCTGGTGGCGTGGGGAACGGTCGGCGCTATCGTCATCGGTACTCTGGTAGCGGCTACCGCAGTTGGGTGGGCTATCGGCTATCTCGCGGCAAAGTGGTACTACAGCAAGAACGGCAGCGTACAAGTTGGAGATAATCCAAGCTCGATCAATACGCCTGCTGGCTTGGCACCTCCCGATACGGTTTATATCTTTTCCAATGCGGTGGCGACTTCTCCGGCTAACGCTTGTTTAGGCGCGTCGTATACTGACTTCACGATTTCGGGCGGGCATGGTACGCAGCGCGCTGTGTTGAAATCTGATGGTTTTTGCCATCTGATACGCATCGTTGTTTCTGATACGGGGGGCTCCTATACCGAAGACAATGGCTCGCTGGGTGCACCTCAGAAATCGTCCGGCAATAAAACACTTTGTCCTGGCATCAAGCTCACGGCATCCAATGGTGTCTGTCCCGCCTCCAACTTCAAAGAGTTAGCTGCGGCTCCTTCGATGAGCGCTGCTGACGCTGCCAAGTCGCTGTCATCTTCTGATCTTGCAGCGCCTCTGCCAACTCAGCCTATTGCCGATATCGCTAATGCAGCGTGGCGAAGCGCTGCGGGTTCGTCCGGCTATGACGGCTTGCCTTATGATGCCTCCAATCCGATCACAACGGGCGATGTCTCCAACTGGCAATCTTCGCATCCCGATTACTGGCCGACAGTAGGGGACTTTGTAACGCCACAGCAGGCCACGCCAGTAGATTCTGGAACCGGCAACGTCACCAATCCAATTCCGAGTAGTGGCCCGGTGTCTAGTTCTCCGGCCAGCTCCTCACCATTTGGATTGCCCACCTCCAGTACCCCGCAATCCTCGGTCGATCCCTCCAGTTCGGCGCCGAATACGGGCACGAATCCCAGCAATCAGCCGCTGGAAAATCTCGGCCCTGATCCTGGCATCGGCGCGCCGTCATTAGAGCCCATTCCGACCGCCACGCAAATTATTGCGCCCACGCGCAATATTTTTCCGACGCTCAAGTCTTTCGTGGTGCCTAGTGTGGATGTGCAATGCCCGACTTGGAGCGTTCCCGTCTTCGGCAAAGACATTGCTTTCAAGGATCATTGCCCGCTCTTGGAGCAATCGAGGTCGTCTCTCTATGCCGCAATGGCGGTGGTCTATGCGCTCCTAGCGCTGTTCATTGTGCTGCGCTCATAAAGGAGAGGCGACATGTTTGGCATCGTTCTATCGGCGCTTAATGCCGTCCTTGCATTCGTCCTGCGGTCGATTATTGTTAAGTTCGTCGTGTTCTTCGCACTGTTCTTTGTGACGACTGAATTTATGGCCGTCATCGTGCAATTCCTTCCGACTGGAGACCAGCTCACGAATGCCTTCGGCGGCATTCCTAATGCGGTCTGGTATTTCCTCAATCTGTTCAATATCAAGGCTGGAATACCGCTGCTGCTATCGGCCTACGTGACGCGCTTCACGATTCGTCGTATTCCGCTGATTGGCTGATCATGGGCATCAATGTCTATACCGGCCTGATGGGCTCCGGCAAAAGCTATGAAGTGGTCGCAGAGGTCATTGTCCCTGCGATCGCCAAAGGGCGGCGGGTAGTCACCAATGTGGATGGGATCGATGGGGACAAGATTCGCGCTTACATCGAAAAGAATTACAAGCCAGTTCCCGAGCAATTAGGCGAGGTGGTCCATGTCACCAATGGCGATGTTGCGCTCGCCAACTTCTTCCCCTATTACGACGACAAGAAAGGTGCGCATACCGATACCATCGTTCAGCCGGGGGATTTGGTGTGCATCGATGAGGCGTGGCGGTTCTGGCCGGCGACTGGCGCGAATCTCTTGCAAGAGCATAAAAGCTTCTTCCTAGAGCATCGGCATTTCACCAATGAGCAAACCGGCGTGGCCTGCGATTTGGTGCTGATGATTCAGGACATGTCCACGCTGAATCGCTTTGTAAAGAATGTGGTGGCGTTTCACATTCGCACGCACAAGAAAATCTCCCTGGGGATGCCCACGCATTACAGCGTGTCGATTTTTGAGGGGAATAAGCAGAGCAAGGCGGCGCGCATTAGTGTCGAACTGCGCAAGTACCGCAAAGATATCTTCCCCTTATATTCATCCTTCAAGGGTGGTGCGGACGGGAAAATCGTCAACGTCGATAAGCGCCAAAACATGCTGGCGCGTAAAAAGATATGGATGACAGCCGGGGTTCTGCTGGTCGCCTTGGTGACTGGCCTGTACAGCATCAATCGCTTTTTTCATCCGAAGCCAGTTGCCGAATCGACTCAGGCAGGGAAGCAAGACACAAGCACTAACAACGGCAAGCAATCTATTGTGCAGCCCGCAAAGCCTGCATTCTCAGATACGTGGCGCATCGTAGGATCGGCTCGATTCGGCACGACAAGCTATGTTGTCATTGCGGACGAAGCTGGCCGTCTGCGCTATGAATCTCCCTCGATGTTCGTGCAAATGGGGCCGCAGACCATCGGGGAAATTGATGGTGCCAAAGTGACGCGCTATTCCGGCGCGGTCATTCATTCAGTTCACATCGAGGGGAAGAAATGAAACGCATGATTACTGCGTTACTGATGGTGTACAGCACGCTCGCGGTCGCTGCTCCGACTAGCCCGCTGCTGCCTCTCACGCCTTTATCAATGCCGCTTCCTCCTGGTGCGCCTCCACAGTCAGATAGCGCAATGGAATTCTCGCGGGTACGCGTGGCTGAAGCGGTCGAAGCGATGTATACGCAGATTCTCAAGACGCCATACCTGATACAGCCTGAAGTGGTGGCTGATGAGCGGCTCGTCTCATTCCGATTCGGCACTGGTGTGTCTGCTCGATCTGAAGTCTCGCGCTTCATGGGGCTGCTCGGCTTATCAGTGCGCATGGTGAACGGGGTTGACATCGTCGGGATTGTCAAAGAGGCGGAACCGGACAAAGAGCCGTTCGTCTATCGACCAAAGTATCGGGATGTGACCTATCTGGTGGAGCTATTGCGTGGCCTGTTCCCGAAAGGGGAATTCACCTCCACGCGTTCTATTCATGGCGCGCCGCAAGCGATCACGACGGATGCGGCGACCGGCCAATCGAAAGCGCCCGCTCCGGCAGGGTCTGCTGCCTCGCTGCTCGACACTGATCCCGATGCATTGGTATTTAATGGGACGGAAACCGATATCAAGAAACTGTCCGCGCTGCTTGCACAACTCGATACGCGACAAGGGGAAGTGATGGTACGGGGCCAAGTGTTTGAAGTCGCTTCCAATGGTGCGGAAGGCTCGGCGTTTTCTCTCGCGCTGCATCTGCTCGGCGGCACTGTCTCTGCGGGAGTTTCGCAACCTTCCCCGCTCGATGGTTTTGTACGCCTCAAGAATTCATCCATTGATGCCGTCTTTGCAGCACTCTCCAGTGATAGCCGCTTCAAGACGATTTCCGCGCCATCGTTACGTGTGCGCTCTGGTGCCGCTGGCCGCTTCGCTGTTGGTCAGGATGTGCCTGTACTGGGCGCGATCAGTTATCCGGGGAATGGAAGCGCTCCGATCCAGTCGGTGGAGTATCGCAGCTCGGGCGTTATCTTCGATCTGAAGCCGATTGTGCGGGAGTCCGTAGTGGATCTGACAGTCGGCCAGCAGCTATCAAATTTCATCGTCACGCAAACCGGCGTCAACAATTCGCCCACGCTGACCAAGCGGGAAGTCAGCACTTCATTGTCAGTCGCGGACGGTGATGTCGTCATCATTGGCGGTCTTGCAGAGAACCGCGAAAGCTCCGGCCGCATTGGCTTTTCGTTCCTGCCTGACTGGATGCGCTCCAATACCGGCCAGAACAGCAAGACGGAAATTCTCTTGGTACTACAGGTATCGCGCCTATAAATCAGGTGCGGATCAAACGCCCGTTCTTGTATTGGAAAATCGTATGCAGGATATAGCCATCGTAGTCCATGATCCGTGCCACCAGTTGGCGCATGGTCTTGCAGAAGAATTGACGTCCATCCGGTCGCGTCCAGATGAAGGCCGCGCCCTTGCGCATCAGATTGCGGACATACAGTGTCAGTCGCAGTTGCTTCCACGGTGGAACGAAGTTGGCAGGGGCCAGCGCCTTACGTGTGCGCTTGAAATGAGCGAAGTAAGGTTGATACGGGAAATGCAGCAGGGGCAGTTCTGGTTGTTCCATGATCGCGCCTTCGAGGTGGTGTTAAAGCTGACCGGGTTCCTAGATTCGGAGCCCTCCGTAAGACCGGCGGTTTCGGTCGTTTCTCGTCTACCGCCTGCCGCCGTTTTCCTGAGTTCTTCGCCCGATGATCGAATAGACGGCGCATGAGGCTTTTGCCGCAAGGGGGAAGGTTTGTAAAAGCGCGGTTGGTAGCGCTTTTATGAATACCCCCTTGCGGCAAAAGACGCGCCGGCTATCGTTCATCGAAAAGGCGGAGAACTCAGGAAAACGGTGGCGGGTTGATCGGAGAAACGGCCTCAACTGCCCATGAGTGCGTAGCACTCACAAGCCAGGCTTTATGCGGTTGATCAAGGGCGCTGCGGCGCTCGATGAAGGTAGGGGAATTTCCGTTACGCGTAACGGAAAAGAGGCGTAGCAAGATCGCGCCGCCCGCAGCTTGCGAGGACGGCGCGAGCGAAGCGAGCGCCTAGACTTGTATTAAGCATACTTAACGGAAACAAGCCTGGAGCGGGATGCCAAGGCAGACAAACCGAAAAGAAAAAAGAGAGTAGGGAAGGGTAGTCCACAAAAGAAAATGCCCTGAAAGGACTCGCGATCCGATCAGGGCGTTCATCCAACTAGCTGAGATAGGTGAATGAATGTCTGCAAGTTATACCCCGGATTTTGATCTGTCAAACGTTTCGTTTGATACCTGCAACGAATTCGAGCAAAAGGCTCCAGGCTGGAGCGATGAGGGCATCAGAAACACGTGGAATGACCGCTACGTGGCCCGCAAGGTCACATATCCAGACGGGCAGATGGAAGTCACAGTCTGCCGTGAGAAACACTTCAAAGGCCCGGCCCCGATCATTGGCAAGCGCACCAAGCGCGGAGAATCCGAAAATCGCGAGCGAAACGAAGCTGTCGCCGCTCGCAATGCAAAGAAAAACGTAAGGGAGCGTTGCAAGTCAATCGGTGCAGATCGGATGATTACGCTGACCTATCGCGACAACATGATTGATCGCCAAAAGGCGCTGAAGGATTGGGACAAATTCCGGCGCCGGGTTGGAAAGTGCGTCGATTTCCATTACGTGGCCGTGATTGAGGAACAGCAGCGGGGGGCATTGCACTTCCATGTTGCTGTACGTGGCCGTCAGTGCTATCAGCTTTTGCGCTCAATCTGGTCAAGCATCGTCGGACTGGATGAACAAGGGCGCTCGATGTCAAACATCGATGTACGCAATCCCTCCAAATTCGGCTTTGGCAAAGACGGCATTCACAAACTGGCCTCCTACATCGCCAAATACTGCGGCAAACAGATGGAATGCAGGGATTTCGATCAAAAGCGCTATTTCGCCTCAAGGGGTATCCCTAAGCCCGATGTGCAGAGCTGGACCCTCGCTAGTACTGACTCTCTCGGCGCGGTGCAAACGGCCTTTGTAATTGCCGGAACGGGCCTCTTGGACGGTGCTCAATTCTGGTACAACAAAGCGCTAGATGTCATCTGGATTGCCACTGCACCCTATCTCGGGCAGGGTAGCCTTCATTCTGTCCCGTTTTAAATGTCATATTAGTTGCCAAGATATTTACGCTTTCTTAAAAGCGATATAATTTAACCAGCGGTAACTAAATAACGTCATGATTAATTAACTGACGGCAAGATGTAAGCAAACGGGGAAAGCATAGATGTCTACGCTGCGGGTAAGCCAAATTCGAACCAAGATTACTTCAATGTTCGAAGAATTTCTTGATCTGAGTGACATTAGCCAGAAAGATCCTGAACGGGAACAAAAAATATTAAGTCGATGCTTGGCTGCTTTTTGTGTTTACAACCAAGCAGGTTGTACAGAGCAAGAGGCCGCGGAGTCCGTATGGGATGGTTCGGATGACAATGGAATTGATGCTGCTTTTTATGATAGTTCCGAAAAGCGTGTCATTTTTGTTCAGTCGAAATGGATTAATAAGGGCACGGGCGAACCGGAGGCCAAAGACCTTGGGGCTTTCATAAAGGGCGTCAGAGATATTATTGAGGAAGACGATAGCGGATTCCATTCCCGATTGCACGCTAGATTTAAGGATATCGCTTTAAGAATTGTTACCCCTGGTACTTCTATTCAAGTAGCAGTTGTATCGACTGGTGCTAGTAAGTTGGCGAGACATGGTAATAAGCTTCTTGACGATTTTCTACATGATATGAATGGAGAAGACCCCAATGCGATCGCTTCTAAAGTCATACTGGGTCTGACACAAGTTTACGACGGCTTAGCAAATGATTTGAGTCAAAATAATGTGGCTGTAGATGCGACTATTTTGGATTGGTCATTTATTTCTAGGCCTTATGCCGCTTATTTTGGTCTGATTGATGGTTTGTCCTTAAAGACGTGGTGGTTAAAACATGGGAAAAGCCTACTTTCGTCTAATATTCGACATGCGCTGGGAAGTACAGACGTTAATAACGAAATTCGAAATACAGCAATTAATTCTTCTGAAAAATTCTGGTATTTCAATAACGGGATCACTTTGATCGCAAATGAAGCCGCTAAGGCTCCGATGGGAGCGGCATCCCGTTCTGCTGGAAATTTTTCGTTTAGGGGAGCATCGATCGTTAATGGTGCTCAAACCGTAAGTTCGCTTGCGCGCGTGGCGGAGGACGAAGCATTAGGTAAGGTGCGGGTACCGATTAGAGTTATCCTGCTAAAAGATGCTCCAGAAGGATTCGGCAATGAGGTAACCCGCACAAATAACTTGCAGAATAGAGTCGAGCCTAGAGACTTTGTCGCGCAAGATCCTGAGCAGCGTCGGCTAAGGCAAGAAATGGCCATGGAAGGTATCGACTACCAGTTCGTAAGAACTGAAGATGTCTCCGGCACGCCTACTTTCTGTGAACTCATGGAAGTTACTACCGCACTTGCCTGCGCTCAAGAAGATTCTAGCTATGCGGTGCAAGTTAAGACCGGGCTGAGCAGCCGCTTCTTTGCTGAGTTAAAGAAGGCTCCGTATAAAACGCTTTTTAATGCTTCAATTAGCGGCGCTCGTGCATTCAACACTGTATTGGTTTTGCGCGAGGTGGAGGCTTGGATAGATGGTAAGAAGCTGGTTGTAAGCAAGCGCAGCGGGCCAAAGTGGGGAGTACTTGTTCATGGCAACAGAATATTGGCTTCAGCTGTATATAGGCAGTTAGGTACTTCTGTTCTTTCTCAACCTATCGTCGATTTTCGTAAACAGATCTATTCTCTTAATATCCCGGCAGTTTGCGACGATATGTACACAAAGATGGTCGATGGTGTGGAGAAGTACTATCAAGGGAAGTTTCTTGCTGTCTTATTTAAGAACCCGTCAATGAGCAAGCATATTTATGACTTAACCAATGCATAAAGCAAAGCCCCGGAATTCCGGGGCTTTTTTGCAAAAGAGTAGACTTCTTTCATTTCTCTGGTTCTTGTAAATCGATATGTACCCGCGAGATATATATGGTGGCCCACCACATTGCCGGTAAGGCGCGCAATATTGAATTGACTATCACAAACTTTTTTGTGAGCGGCCTCAGAAACTACTGCAGCATCTTTGAAAGGAGAGCAACGTGTTTGGAAAGAGCGGGGCGGCAAGGGATTTTCTTTTTAGTAAGTATGAGCTCAGAGGGACTTTGCAGGCTCGCGCTCAAAAAATGCGGGAGGAAGTCGAATCACTGGATGCAAACCAATTCTTGAACATGTCGGCGGAGGACTTGAAGAACTACCTTGTCGAGAAATTTAGTGTAGCTCCTTTGAAGTTGCTGCGAGAGCATTGGTACCAGGAAACGAGCGAAGTCAATGTGGATGTTAGTCACGACTCTCGCAGATTTTTCATGAATGAGAGAAGTGGACCTGTTTATGTAAAGGGTGAACGGGTGGAGGTTCACATACCATTTGAAGGTGAAGCAGATTTGCTGTATCAACGAGGAGATACATTCAACTTCAACCCGCCACAGGCGAGCGTTCAAGGACATGAATTGGTGCTCTCCTACGATTTTCCCGCAGACAGCCCTTTAGAAATACGACCCTTGGTTGAGCAAACTCTGGCAAGTATCGAGGAACATCTTAAATGGCAAAATAATTTGCTTGATTCGCACAACCGCTCTCTAAATCAACTCGCTGCAGAGGTAATTCAGCAACGGCGGGCCCGTCTGCTAGCTCAATCGGCTCGCGCTGATGCCTCTGGGATACCAGTGAAACGACGGGTAGACGCTCCCAAAACGTATGAGGTCCCGACAGTGCGGAAAAAAGCTGCGCCAGTTTTGCCGGTAGCTACTACTGCGCAGTATAAGCCTGAGCCTACATGGGCTATGGAGCAATATGAACAAGCGCTCAAGATAATGCAGGACATGACCTTAGTCATGGAGCGGAGTCCAGAAGCATTTAGAACCATGGATGAAGAGGCTATCCGCCAGCACTTCCTTGTTCAGCTGAATGGACAGTTTGAAGGTAAGGCTACAGGTGAGACTTTCAACATGGGAGGTAAGACTGACATCTTGCTGCGGGAAGGTGATAGAAATGTGTTTATCGCTGAATGCAAATTCTGGAAGGGGCCAAAGAAGTTTTCCGAGGCCATAGACCAATTACTTGGCTACTCAACCTGGCGTGATGGTAAATCAGCGATTTTGGTCTTCAACCGAGGAACTGATACATCAACGGTACTTGATGGCGTCAGAAAGGCGATCGTGGCGCATGGAAACTTTAAGAGGGAAATTACGTGGCCGCACGATAGTGGTTTCCGCTTTGTCTTGCACAATAACGAGGATAAGAATCGAGAGATTATTGTCACCGTTTTAGTCTTTCATATACCTGAGTGACCAATCAAACGGTCAGCTTCTTTGGTTAGCTGAACCTTTTTCTTTTGACGTGATTCCTTAAGGTTGAGTCACGCCGTCTGAGCTTTTATGAACTCACTTTGGGTAGCGCCCGGTTTATGGCAAGTTTTGCATCCACATGAGTGCATAGATGCTGGGCGCAAATAAAAAGCCCCGGATTCGGGGCTTTTTATTTTGTGAAGAGCAGGGCGTTTGTCAGTGGAAAATCTTAAACAAAATCCCCACGGTGCCAGCCAGCATAAAACCCAGCATCCATTTAAGCAGTTCGAATTGGCCGCGCACCTCCGCGAAGCTGGTGGCTACTGAGGCGAAGTTGTTTGATACTTCGGCTCGGAATGCGTTGAGGTCTGATTTCGTTACGAGTTCGCTGTTCATGGCTTCTGCAAGACCGGTTGCGTGGGCTTCGGCTTGATCCCTGGGAATGCCAGCGGCTTCAAGTCGTTTGACGTATTCGTGAGTATCAAAAAGTGTAGTTGCCATTGGGCTGCTTTCAGTCAGTATAGCACCGTGTTAGCGGGCGCTGGTTTGGTTGGATTCGAAGGGCTTTTTGAGCGGCGTTATCGCAGTGCTAACCGGGCTAAGTGGCTTGGGAAACGTCAGGATATCCGCAGTGGCGATGGCCAGCTTTGTCTTAGGCTGAGGAATGCCCATTTGCCGGAGGCGTTCTTGATATTCGTAATGTTGCAGTCGAAGTATCTCGGGGACCCACCAGGGTATTTTGGTTCGGCCAGTTAGCCAATTCTGGACAGTCTTTTCTGACCTTTTTAGCCGTTTTGCTATTCTTTGGATGGAGTCGCCTTGCATCCAAAATTCTAATTCGCCTAAGTGGCCGTAACGTGTGTTCGGATATCTCATACTTCCTCCTGTTCTCGTTAAATGGGAATATGAGTGGCTCGTTCGATGCGATAGTTCTGCAAAGGGTCTTTGTCCACTCGCTTTTACTCGCCTATCAAACTTCGCATAATTTGTATTATGTAAAAAAAGACTGATTGTAGTTTGCGTTCATGAACAAGGAAATGCTCTCAGTTCATTTCTGAAATATGAATGTAGCGCTGCGAAGTTTGACGTTTGCCAAGAGGTTTCGAGAGCCTCGTCTCCGTCCAAACATGTACTAAATAGTCAGACGCCAGGCGCACAAATTTTTTCCGGGTCGTCATGGATCGATGGGAAAAACGGAGTGACAGGTTTTGGTTCCGAGTCACGGATGTGTTCGAGAGCCGAAATTCGTTCATCAATGCTCTTCGCTCTATCCCATTTACCGAGCGAATGTGCCAGCGCCGGCAGTCCGGCATTAGGGCCTGTTCACATTTAATCTGCGAGTGCGAGAGGTCGCCAAGCGTTGTCTGCCTAGGCGCGGCGACGCGCCGTAGTGGTGCTACGGCAAGGAGCTGCAACAACGGCAGGCGACGCTTGGCGGCCTCTCCCGGAGGGTTGCCCCCAGAAGGCGCGCTGGCCGCGTTGCACGTCAGGGCTGGTGGCACCACCACCAGCCCTGACGCGCGCCTTGCCACCACGCCTTCTGGGGGCAACGCATCTCGCAGATTAAATGTGAACAGGCCCTAGTCCGCAAACGGGAGGCAAGATCCGCAACGTCCCGCGCCAGGCAAGCGTAGCCGTGTTGCCGTTCCCAAAAGAAATCTGCGAAGTCGGGTGGAAAATCATTGTCTCCGACTGCACTCAAGTGCTGTCGGAGCATCTCAAGCTTGTATGGCAGCGAGAGAATTTCATACATCAACGCGCCAGGAAGCGCCTTCCAGTTCACATCAAATTCCATAGGATCAATGGTGGGTGGCGTGGTGGTAGCCTCGTGATAGCCGCTTTCGGCATCGGAAGGTCTCCCGTAAGCCGTCCCATCGTCGTACATGACGTCGACGCATGCATTTGTGAAACGCTCAAGCTGAGTGCTTACGATGATGGCCAAATATATAGAATCCTTTTCCCTTTGCGCCTCCTCGCGATCTTGCTCGCGCTTACGCGTCAGATCGGAGCCCCACCGAATTCCAACAAGTGCAGCCACGCCTGACGCCAACGCGGAGAAAATTGGGACCAAAGCGATCCAGATAGCGCCCACTCTCTATCTCCCGGGTAAATTTGATCAAATCAATAGCCTATAGTCGTACGGTGCAGCCGTAAATCCATCGAGATACTTTCCAAATTTGGCAATGCTGCTGGCTGAATCCAACGTAGCCGGCATCCGGGAATAATAATCAAGGGTATTCCAATTCATTTTGGACAGACCGAGGATCTCGGTTGCACATTGCATCACATCCGATTGCCCCATAAACCGACGAATTCGCAGAGGCGCAGGAATTCGCCGCTTCCCCAACGTTCGGGCGCAAATAATCGCACATTGGCTATTTTGGGCGGTGAGGAAGCACTAAATGTCATAGGCGGCCGAGATATACCTTACTGGTTGATGCGCACGTCGATCACGTCACGAGCCACGCAAACTTCATCCTTGATGATGTGCACGTCGAGCACTTAGGAATGCAGTGAAAATTGGCAAAATCGCTTCAAATTATTCGGAAGCAATTTTGCCAACAAAATGCAAAAGTACCATTAAATTCAAAAACTTAACGAATTTGACGGATGGGCGCATTTACTTCAATGGACGGAAAGAAAGATTGGTCTTTTTAGCGCCAGCAAGAAGCATCCAAAACAACGGCCAGGTAGATAAAGCCGGATGCATTCGGATGTAGGTGATATCGGCAACCCAGACACGATCTGGCTCAGTTGGAATGTGTTCTGATAGTGATTAGGAAAGACAGCGACGTCGATTTCAGAGCCGGCCTCGGCTTGAACCTGCGCCGATGATGGCCGTATACCTCGTGCTCACGCATGATCCTGGCTACGCGCTTGTGATTGACCACATGCCCGCGTGCCCTCAATTCCAACGTGATTCGACGATAGCCATAAGCCATAGCCCGGAATACATCGTGGATGTCTTCTATCAGATGGGCCAGCTCAGTATCACCGAGTGCGGCAGTAGCCGGCCTGGGCTGATGATGGAGCAGGCTTGGGGCCGCTGATGATCGATGAGTTCTCGCTGTTGCTGACGAGTCGTAGCCGTGGCGTTTTTTTAAGGAGATCCAACTCCATCGTCAGCTGGCCTAACTTCCGTTCCAACGCGGCAATATGTGCCTCGTACTCTGCAACCGTCGACGCAGCGGCATCTTCTGCATCCAGTTCACCGCGATCAAACTGCCCTACTGGATGATTGTCCTGAGGGGTATGCATCACCTGACGCCAGCGTTAAACATCCTGCTCATGCTGCTGAAGAGGGAGGAGGTAGCTGCGGATTTTTCTCAAGTCATCCGCCCTAAATCCTTTTGGAAGAGATTTGACGCCGATGGGCTTCTCTGA